CGTCGGCCGCGTCAGATGGGTCTAAGAGACAGATATTCCCCTACGAGAAGGAGGACATCCAGATTGCCCCGTTCCCCGTGCCCGACCACTTCCACCGCCTCTGCGCCATCGACGTGGCCTCCAGCTCGCGCTCCGAGGACGCCCACCCCACCGCCGCCGTGGAACTGGCCTGGGACAAGGACTCGGACACCGTGTATGTGCTCCGCGAATACCGGCGCAAGGGCATGACCCCCTCGGAACACTGGCGCTTCATGCGTGCCTGGGGCGAACGGCGCCTGTGGGCGTGGCCCAAGGACGCCATGGCCGAAAAGGGCACCGGCAGGCAGATCATGAAGCTCTACCAGGCCGCCGGAATGCGCACCCTGCACCAGCACGCGCAGTACCTGAAAACCGACGACGACACCCAGGGCTGGAACACCGTCTCGGTGGAACGCGGCGTCATGGACATGGAGGAACGCTTCCTCGGCGACACCCTGAAAATCTTCCGCACCTGCCCCATGCTGACCGAGGAAGTGCAGCAGTACCACCGCGACAAGGACGCGAAAATCGTCAAGGAACGCGACGACTTGATCGACGCGGTGCGCTACGGTATCATGATGCTGCGCCACTCGCAGCCCATCCGGGCCCGCGACGAGGCCGGCATCATGGAAGCGGAACTTGACCCCATGCTTGGATTCTGAACAATGCCACAACGCGACATTTCGAGACCCGCCCGCCCCAACTGGTCGGCGGGAAACATCGAGGGCGGGGAAAACCTGAACCCGAAACGGGACGGCTCGCTCAACCTCGGACAGCTGGAACGGTTCTTCCAGGACCAGTACTACGAACCGGCCTGGCGCGCCGAGGCGGAAATCGACGAGGCCTACTACGACGGCGACCAGTTCACCCGCGAACAGCTCGAACGCATGAAGGAAAACGGCATCCTGCCGGTCAAGGTCAACATGATCAAGCCGGGCATCGACGCCGTGGGCGGCCTCGAAATCATCACCCGGCGCGACCTCCGGTGCGTGTCCGTGGACGACGACTCGTACGAATCGGCACAGGCCGTCAACGAGAAGTTCCGCGAGGCCCAGAAACAAACCATGCTCAACCAGAAGGTCTCGGACCGCTACCGCAACGCCCTCGTGACCGGCATCGCCTGGACCGAGGTCAGCCGCGGCACCGATCCGTTCCAGTACCCCTACCGCATCATTTGCGTGCCGTGGCGCGAATTCTTCTTCGACTACCGCGCCCGCGAACCCGACCTCTCCGACCGGCGCTACGAAATGCGCAGCCGCTGGTACGACGAGGACGACCTCATGGCCCAGCTGCCGAAACACAAAACGCTGATCAAACGGGCCGCCAACATTGACGGCATCTTTCCCGATACCTGGATCGGACGCTTCGAGAACTCCTTCCGCGACGTCCCCTATGCCACCGAACTGACCTCGCACCAGTACGGCGAAACCCGCTGGAACCTGCAGGAAGACGAGTGGATGAACAACCACCGCGGACGCGTCAGGATGATGGAGATCATCTACTCCGTGCCCCACCGCGCCGAAGTCATGGTCATGCCCACCGGCCACGTGGTGCAGTTCAACGCCGACAGCGCCGAGCACCGCGAACTCATGGCCTCGGGACAGGTCAGCTACCGCTCCGGCGTCACGAACGTGTGGCGCCAGGCCTTCTACATCGGCGCCGAGAAGGTCATCGACCGCCCGCTCAGGAACAACGTCTCGCCCTACGTGCCCATGGTCGGCTACCGCAAGGGCTCCAACGGCGCCCCCTACGGACTCGCCAACCTCATGCGCTCGCCCCAGGAATCGCTCAACTCGCGCTGGACCCGGGCCCAGTTCGACAACAACAAGCGCCTCTACCTGATCGACAACGACGCCGTGGAAAACGTGCAGAACACCGCCAAGCAGATGAACAAGGTCATGGCCTCCATTCCGCTCAAGTCCGACCGGCGCTTCGACGAGGCCATCCGCGAAATGGCCGGTACCGAAACCACCGCCATCACCTTCCAGATGCTCCAGGAATCGAAGATGAACATCTACGACGTGACCGGCCTGCACCCCGAATTCATGGGACGGGTGCAGAGCGCGGGACAGTCGGGCGTGGCCATCGACCAGCTCATCGAGCAGTCGTCCAAGGTGCTGGGCGTGTACATCGACAACTACAACGCCGCCAAGATGAAGATCGGACAGCTGCTGTTCAACCTCGTGATTTCCGACATGATGGACATGGAGGACATGGAGGTGAAGACCACCGATCCCGTCACCGGACGGCACCGCGCCATTACCGTCAACGCCATGAGCGCCGAAGGCGAACGCACCAACGACCTGCTCATGGCCCGCCTCGAAGTGGAACTCGAGCCGGTGCCGCAGTCGGATACCTACCGGCAGCAGAAACTGGTGCAGCTGACCGAGATCATCAAGTCCATGCCGCCCGAAATGCAGGGCGCCATGGCCGACCTCGTGGTCCGCGCCGCGCAGCTGCCGAACGGCGAGGAAATCATCGAACGCATCCGCTCGCTGACCGGATTCGGCCCCGAACCGAAGGATCCCGAACAGCGGGCCCAGCTGCAGCAGCAGCAGGAACAGCAGCAGCGGCTGGAAGAACAGATGCGGCAGATCGAGATGATGACGCTCGAGGGCGAGGCGAAACTGGCTCAGGCGAAGGCGGCCCTCGAACGCATCAAGGCCGAGAAGATGCAGGGCGCCGATACCGAACTGACCGAGGCCAAGACGCTGTCCGAACTGGCCAAGGCCGAGGCTGTGCCCGACGAACAGCGGCGCAAAGCCACCGAAACCCAGGCCTCGCTGCTGGAAGCCTCGGCACGGCTCAGGAAGGAAAAGAATCAGGCGGAACAGCCAAAACCGAAACCGAAAGCGAAAAAATAACTTGACATCACGGATTTTTTTCATTTCAATACCCGAAACCAGGTACAGACCATCATGCCAGACACCGACACGCAGACTCCCGAAAACACCCTGCCCGACCTGTCCGCCGAGGAAATCGAGGACCGGGTGGCCGACATGAACGCCATCCTCAACCAGTATGGCGACGGCCAGGAACTGGACCGCGACAACGCAAAACTGGAACTGATGAAGGAGTACGGCGTCAATCCCGACACGAAGGAAGTCGTCGATCCGGCCACCGTGGACCTCTCGCCCCCCGAGCCGGAGCAGGAGAAGATTCCCGGTCTCGAGGCCGAGGCCGAAACGGAAACGACAGAGGAAGAAACCGGGGAGAAGGAGCCGGAAAAGCCGGAAGATCCCGCCGAACCGTCCGAGGCCGAGGCACTGCGGGCACAGCTGCTTGAACGCGACCGCACCATTGCCGAACTCCAGTCGAAGATCGACGTGGCCGGCTCCGAGGACGAGTACCGGGCCAAGGCCGACGAAAAGGTCAGGACGGTCAACGAACAGATCGATGCCGACGCCACGGCCTTGGAAACGAAAATTGCCGAGTTCCGCGAGAACTACGGCGACGAGGCCGCCGAGGCCCTGAAAAAGTCCGAGGAAGCGGCCCTGACACTGCGGCGCGAGGCCGCGAAGCGCGACTGGCAGGCCGAATTCGACCGCGCCAGGGACGAACACGCAAGAACGGCGGCGGCACAGAACGAGACGGTGGTCACCATCCGCCAGATACCGGAACTCCAATCGTGGCTCGACGAGTCCAACCGGAGCGCCGCCGGCGATGCCACCGCCGATCCAACCAGATTCAACCTGGCCCGAACCTTCGAGGAAATGCTGCAGAGGCAACCCGAATGGCAGGGCCGGCCAAGAATAGACCTCTATCGAGAAGTGGTCTCAAGGGTGAAGACTGCCATGGGCGAGCAGTCCGGGACACCGCAGACGCCTGAACAGCCGAAATCGACCGGGGAGCGGATGCGCGATGCCATCCGGTCCGGACAGGACGGCGTTCAGGACGGGCCCCAGACGCTTTCCGACCTTTCCGGGGGCACTTCGTCCCGGGTGAAGAAGGAAACCCACGAAATGACTCTGGCCGACATGACGGCCCTGAGCGAAGATGAACTCATGACCCTTCACTGAGGATAACAATCATGCCCGCAACCACCAACTATGTAGCGACGAGCGACGACATCGCCGTCAAGAAATATTCCGTCGCGCTGTTCAACGAACGGTCGCGACAGTCACGAATGCTGACCATGCTGTCGGACAAGGCCCATGCGACCGCGCGGGCCGCCATCATGCAGCGCAAGCGGATGCAGACCTCGCACCACATGCCGATCGTGTCGATTACCGACCTGTCGTCCGGTGCCGGGGACCGCGTGACCTTCGACCTGTTCAAGAAGCTGAGGGGACGCCCGACCATGGGCTCCAGGATGCTCGAGGGCCGGGGCGAATCGCTGAGCTTCGATTCCGACGAAATGATCATCGACCAGACGCGGCACGCGGCCAAGGCCGGCGACAAGATGTCGCAGAAGCGCACCAAGCACAACCTGCGCGAGATTGCCTATGCCTCGATGCACGAGTACTGGGGCACCCTGAACGACCAGCGCATCCTGGTGCACCTGGCCGGAGCCCGGGGCACCGACGCCGGCGACGACTGGATCGTGCCGCTGGAAAGCGACGACCAGTTTTCCGACATCATGGTCAATGCCGTGCGCCCGCCGACCACCAACCGCTACTTCTGCGCTGGCGGCGGCGAGCTGGTAGCCGATGTCGGCACTACCGACCCGCTGCTGCTGGCCGACCTCGACGTCATCACCGCGACCCTGCGCGAGCAGGAAACCCCGATGGCCCCGATCATGATCGACCAGAAGCGCATGGACGAAGAACTGAAGTATGTCTGCTTCGTGACCGAACGCCAGTGGCACTACATCCTGTCCGACATCCGCCAGAACAGCCTGTCGTGGAGGAACTTCCTGGCCGCCGCCGAACGGCGCTCGAACGTCTACAAGCACCCGCTGTTTTCCGGCGAGTGCGGCTACTGGAACGGGATGCTGATCCGGCGAATGCAGCGGGCCATCCGCTTTGCACCGAATTCCACGGTCAGCCGCATCAATTCCAATACCGGAGCGACCCAGACCAGCCAAGTGCCGAACAACACCAACCACGACATCGACCGGGCCCTGATCATCGGCGGGCAGGCGCTGATGTGCGCCCTCGGCAACGGACGTTCCGGCGGACGTTCCGGCGAGGCCTACCCGTTCTTCTGGAACGAGAAGTGGATGGACCACGACGACAAGCTCGAAGTGGCCGCCGGCTGCATGGACGGCTACCAGAAGGTGCGCTTCACCAACTCATCCAACGTGATCGACGACTACGGCATTGCCGTGATCGACTCGTATGCGCCGCCGCCAAATTCGTCGGAAGGCGCTACGCTCAGACAGGCTCTGGATTAATCCCCAAACTCGGAGAGAAAGAACAATGGCTAAAATAGTAACGGGACGGGTCCAGGACCACTGGGCCCCGTACGGCAATGCCGGAGTCAAGCTGATTCACGGCAAGCACATAATCGGCGCGGACGTGACCCGCACCGCCAACGAAATCGACGACGTGGTGGAACTGCCGCAGGGCATCCAGATTTACGACGTCGAACTGATTGTCGTGGATACAGCCGGCGCCACGCTCACGGTAGACGTCGGCACGAGACAGGTGGACGGCGGCAACATCGAGGTCGGCACCTGGGCGGACGACGACGACTACTTCATCAACGCGGCGGACGCCAACTCCGCAACCCTGTACCAGTCATCGCGCAACACCCGCCACGTGCCCCTGGAGATCAACCAGGCCAACGTGTACCTGACGACCAAGTTCAACAATGCCGTGGCCGCCGCGAACACGGTGGCGCTGAACTACATCATCAAGTACGAAACCATCGGAAACCGATAATGGCCTACCGCATCCAGTATCTCGGGGGACGGGACAAGCAGATCGACCGGCTGTTCAGGACCGGAACGGTCTGGCACGGCAGGGGCGACGTCCAGATGGTGGAAGACGAAGAGGCGGCCATGAAAATGAATGGCTGCCGTGAATACCGCCTGCTGGAAGACGGCGAAAGCGCCGAACTGCCGCCCGAAATCGATCCGAAGGACCAGCCCGGAAAGGCCGAAGGACGGCTTTCCGGGTACACCGTTCCCGAACCCATACTCGGCGGCAGGCCGGTGCCGGTCGAAGAGGCCAGCCTGAACGCGCTGGAAACCCATGCGCGGAACATTGGCCTTGCCTTCACCGAGGGCGACCGCGAGCGGCTGCTGTATTCCGTCATCCTGATCATGGATGCCCATGCCGGACGATACCATCCGCCGAAACTCAAGGACTTCATGGAAGAGGCCGATACCGAACGGGAGCTGCTCCGCTTCATGATGAAGCAGTCGATGAAGAAGAAGCCCGACGTCAGCGAACTCAAGGAAGCCAGGCCGGAAGGCGTGGACGTCAATGCGATCAACGCCACCGTGCGCGATGCCGCCTGGAAACGCTTCCAAGCACAGATCAGGACCGAAACCGAAAAGCCGGAAATGCCTGAAACCGAAGGCATTCAGGCCTCTTTCTGATGAACGGCAATGGGAACGATTGCCGCTTCAAGCCTCGTAACACAGGCCGCCCAGGACCTGAACGATGCCGCCCATTCCCGATGGACCGAAAACGAACTGCTTGACTACCTGAACGACGGCCAGCGATCCGCGGTGCTGGTCAAGCCCAACGTCAACACGAAAACGGAAACCGTCAGCCTCGTCGAGGGGGTGAAGCAGGCACTGCCCGAAAAGGCCTACCTGCTGATCGACGTCACCCGCAACATGCCGGACGGCACCGCGATCAACGCCGTCGAGCGCAAGACGCTGGACGCCGACCGCGACTGGTCTCTGCCTTCCCTGGCAAACGTTCGGGTACGCAACTTCGTCTACGACATCCGCGACCGCAGAACCTTCTACGTCTCGCCCCCGCAGCCGGCCACGCCGGGCATGGTGGAAATCGTGTATTCCCTGGCACCGGACGTCATTACCGGTTCTTCCTCACCCATCACCATCGACGACATCTATGCGCCGGCGCTGCTCGCCTACATCATGCACCGGGCCCGCATCAAGGACATGGCCGTGGAAGGACAGGGGCCCCAGGTGTCCTCGCTCTACTTCCAGAAGTTCATGACCCTGATTACCGGCGAGAATACCGCCTACCTCATCCCGACCGAAACCGCGGAGTCCGGCGATGGCTGAAATCGAGAGCATGGTGCCCGAAGTCAAGTACCTGCTTGACGGGGCGCCCGAACCCGCCATCCTGCTGTACCTGCGGCTGGCCGCCAAGCAGTTCTGCAAGGATTCGGGGGTGTGGAAGGCCACCACCGGTGAAAAGACCATTGCCACCGCCGACCTGCCCGAAGACCGCGAGCAGCCGCTGATCGTCAAGAGCACCGATGCCGCCTTCACCATCCCGGATGCGACCACCTGGCCGTCCTACGTGTATGCCGTCGACGACGTGCTGCTGGACGACGACTCGCTCAAGGACATGTACGCCGGGCGCCCCCACAATGCCTACAGCTGGGACAAGATCACGGCAGACCTCCGCATCATTCAGGAGCCGTTCCCGACTCCGCCGTTCAAGCTGAAACTGCGGCTGTTCCTGCAGCCGACACGGGCGGCCACCGAAGTACCGGACTTTCTGGTCGAGGACCATTCCGAAGGCATCACGGCCCATGCCATTGCCAACCTCAAGATGATGAACGGCAAGGAATGGACCGACATGCGGGGTGCCTCCTCCTACATGCGCAAGTACGAACACCGTGTTGCCGAGGCCCGCATCAGGGAGGCCAAGCAGGGCACGACCGGCAAGATCGAAACCGACCTCATCCCGTTTCACTGACATGCTGGGAACGCGCGTATTCAGGGGCATGGTGCCGCGACTGTCGCACCGGCTGCTGGCCGGCGAAAACGCGCTGCTGGCCCGGGACTGCTGGCTCGACCGGGGCCATCCCTCGCCCGTGCCGGTGCTGGAAAACGTGCCCGGCGTCGGACGCTTCGGCGCCTCGGTGCGCACCATCTTCCGCTACGACGGCACCGAAGCGGACGGCGACATGCGCTTTCTCGCCTTCAACCACGACGTGGACGTGGTGCGTGCTCCGGTCTTCAACGACACCCTGACCCGGGTCATCTGGTCGGGCGATGTCCGGGCCGGCGAAACCGCAGCCAATGCAAGAGTCAAGCATACCTCGACCCGCATCCTGCAGGGCACGAGTTTCAGCGGCGGCCAACCGCAGTTCAGGAACCTCGGCGTACCCGCTCCCGACAGCGCCCCCACCATCGCCCTCGGCGACTTTACCGAGGAAGACGAGAACCAGACCGCCGAAAACCAGACCTGGGTCTACACGTGGGTCACGGACATGAACGAGGAAGGCCCGCCGTCGCCGCCGTCTGAAGTGGTTACGAGAGGATTCAACACCGACGGCTCGCTGCGTGCCGCAACCGTGACCATTACCGCAAGCGCACCGGCCAACGTCGGCGTGACCCACGCCCGCCTGTACCGCTCCGCAGGTACCGACTTCCTGCGCGTGGGCGACGACATACCCAGCCCGTTTGCAGCCGTGACCGACAACAACCTGACGGCCTCGCTGGGCGAGGTGCTGATCACCGACAACTGGGATCCGCCACCGC